AATACTGGTAGCAAGGGGCGGAGTCGAACCGCCGACCCCAGCATTATGAGTGCTGCCAGCTTCTATAACCCTTTGATTTAACTATAGCAGAGCCGGACGCCCTCGCCCACAACTGCCGGACAATGCGTAACGATAAAAATACGTTGCCCGCAAAATGCCCACAATGTTCAGCATGATCCTATGTGCTGCCCAACGTATCCGTGTAAGAGATTTCGCGCACAGATTGTCGGCACTAACTGATACTCCAGGGCAAGAAGGGCAGGACATAATCACCATTCCGCTCGCATGGATGCTTAAAGCATGGATTGCCTAGCGGATGCGACACCTGCCCAGTGGTGTGACTCCAGGGAGAGGTCTGGTTCTATTCCCCTCAGATTGTTTGATCCACGCCGCTCAGCGCTGGCGCCGGCCCTTCAATTTGCTTTCCCCGAATGAATACGTGATCCCCCACCTGGGCTTGCCCCCTGACGCGCACCCGCGCGCCGGTGACCAGCTCCACGATGGCGCCGTCCGGGGTGGTGGCTACAACGGCCCCTTTGTCTCTCGGCTCGCTGGGCAGGACCGCCAGCAGGCGCTTGTATAAATTACTCATGGGTTTCCACTCCGATGGTCTGCCATAGCTCTGGCCATTTGTGGCTGATGCTCAAACTTCGGACCAGCCCCCGGTGGGCTTTGCCCTGTTCGTGGTATTCCACCAGGGTGCCGGGGCGGATCATGCCGGTTTCGGGCAGGACCGGCAGGCGCAGGCTGATGTCGGCTTGCTTGCCGGTGTCGCCCAAAAGCGCCAGGCCACGCTGTCGGGTCATGGCCGGGTCGGTGGCCAATTCATCCACGATGGTTGGGGCTGGGTTGGTACCGCCGGTGCTTCCGATGATGATGCGGTCTGCCCGGCCTTGCTCCCCGCCGTGAACCCAGACGGCGTTATAGCCCGGCTTTTCCTGCCACTCGATGCCTTCCACTTCCACCACATCCTCGGGCAGTGAAATGTCCGGGGTGGTGGTGTGCCAGTTCCAGGGGGCGGTCGGGTACTTCGGCAGAATCCGCAGGGTCTGGTCGGTGTCGTGGCTCTGGACATACGCCCCGCCGGCCACGGCGATTCGTTTGGCGGCGTCGATCCAGGTGCCGGAATGGGACCAGATGCCGGCCGGGATCTGCCAGTCTTCGATTTGCCAGTCCAGTGTCCAGCCGATGGGGACGCCGTTGGTGGTCATCGCGTCGTTCAGGGCCTGCTGGGCGGTCATGGCGGTGTCGTTGGTGTATTGAGTGACCGGCGCCAGGGGGTCGGCCAAAAACGCCGCGCGGCCGCGCCCTGAAACGCGCAGCCAGGCTTCGCCGAACTTGCGCTCCCGCTGGATATTCTCTACCAATACGCGCAGCGGTTCGCCGTTGATGGTGGCGATTAGCTCCACGCGGGTGGTGCTGTCCGGGCGCACCTGGGGCATGGCGCTGGCCGGGATGCGGGTGTTCCAGCTCCATGTCCAACTATCTGCGTCGATGCTGGCGCTGAAATCCTCCGCCGGCAGTGGGGTGCCGTCCAGTTCGGTGACGGTCAGGGTGTTAATCACGCGATATTCCTCCCGGGTTGGGATGATGATGGTTTCGTGCGGCGGCTCTGGCTCTGCCGGGCAGTCAGGTTGCTGGGGGTAGTCCATGCCCAGCAGGACCGGGCAGCGCAATGCCGGCGGCTGGTAGTCGTCGCAGGGTATGACCGCCCGCAGGCCCGGGGGCTGGTAGATGGGCCACCAATAGCCCGGCGCTGGGTGGTCCGCTTTGGTCCAGCGCACTTCCAGCCGGGTGCCGGCGGGCCAGGCGTCGTGGTTGCCAATGCTTAGGCCCTTGGCCGTCGGTATCGCCTGCTGTTCCGCCAGCCGCACCGATGGGCGCCGCTTGATGGTTTCGGCATGGGGGATGCCGGTGTTGCCGTGGCGATCGATGCCGTGCTGGTGCGCTTCCCGGGTGCTGCTGCGTGTGCGTATCGCTTCGGCATGGGGCATGGTGGTGTGCCCGCCCAGGTCGAGGCCGTGTTGGTGCGCCTGCCCGATGGGGCGCTGGAACCGGATCATTTCGGCTTGTCGGGTTTCCAGCCGGGTGCGGCGGTCGATGCCGTGCTGCTGTTCCAGGTTGGCCGGGAGGGCGGTGCGCTGGCTGTTTTGTTGCTTGGCCGCCAGCCCGATGACCTGCTCCGGGTATTTGCTCCGGTGCCTGGGGCGGGTGCTGGCGTTGCCGTTGTCGGGCAGGTCGATAATCTGTTTGGCTTCGCCTGCCAAGGTAAAGGCGTTTAGCTGGGGCGCTGGCAGCAATGCCGTGGCGGCGCCGGTGCCGACGGTTGCCATAGAGGCGGTCAGTTCCAGCGATCGCCGGTAGCTGGGCAGCGTTGCCGTGATTGTGCCGGCCGGGTTCACGTTGGCGGTGGCGGTTACGCTCAGGCCCTGCCGTGGTGCCGGCGGCAGAGTGGCAGCCAGGTTGCCATAGATGGAGCTTTCCGGCTCGATCTGTTCGCTGACTTCCACCGGCGAATCCAGCGGCGGCATGGCGTAGCCCACGCGCAGGATCACATCGCTGAATAGCGGCGGCGGGTTGTACGTGGTGTCTTGCGCCCCGAAGGCGGCAAATGTCAGCGGCGGGATGGCGCTTGGCAAGCTCGCCAGCAGGTGGCCTTCCGCGTCCGTTGCCGGTGCCCCGCCCTGATCTTCGATGCCGTTGGTCAGTTCCAGCGGCTGGCCGATGCCCGGCGGGGTGTAGGGATCGGCCAGGGTAACGCCGGCGGTGATGGCCGGGGTGGTGTAGCCTTCTGTCAGTGTCTGGGGCTGGCTCAGGTTCGGGGCCTTGTAGCCCTCGGTGATGACCGTGGCCTTGCCTACCCGGGGCGGCTCATACGGGGTGCGGAGGGTGACCGCCTCGAAACCCTCCGGCGCCGAATACCGGGTATCCAGAATCACCGGCACAAAGGCCGGCGGCTGGTAGTGCGTCAGCAGGGTTTGCGGGTCTGCCAGTTCCGGGGCCTGATAGATTTCGGACAGGCGCAACGGATCGCCCAGCGTTGGCGGCTGGTAGTCGTCGGACAACACCCGGGGCTGGTAGATCCCCGGGGGTTTATGGCCGACCGTGAGGGTGATCGGCGTTGTGTATTCCGGCGGCTGGTAGGCCATTACGGCAGTTCGACGGTGTACGGTCCATGAATCACCGGCGCGCAATTCTCGGCGATGTAACTGACGTCATAAGTGCCCGGGGGTACGTCTGCCGACCAGTCGCCGTTGGCGTCCGGGATCACCTTGGCCACCAGTTCCCGGGTGGTCCAGTTGCGGATCACGACCTCATCGCCCGGGGCGCCGGATTGGGTGGTGAGGTTGCTGGAGATGGTGGCCTTGCTTCCAGTGTAGTCTCTGAACAGCGCTATTGGCGGTAAGCTCTCTGATTCATGGTCCAATTTGATTGTGGCGAACTGGTCGCTCTGTGATGCTGGATCAGGGTTTGGGGCAAGCCCCCAAAGTCTGGAGTCTTGGGTGTTAATGACCTCAAACTCGCCATTTTCGGATTCAAGCTCCCAAAGAAAGCCGCCATCCTCTGCGTTATAAATCATTAGCTTTGATGCTGCGGGATCTCCGTTAGCATCGCGGACTTCAAGCTGCCGGGATGGTAGGTTTATTGATGGGCTAAAGGCGCAGCCCCTTAAATTTCCTGGCTCTTTAGGTGCAGGCGTTCCGGCTTTAATCGTCCAGTCTGTTGTATTGACTAACGTCAGGTATGGGGCGCCATTGTGGGCCACTGCCAACAGTTGCGAATTTTCGCCGAAACTGCATCCGTAAGCTGTACTTGGCAGTGATAGTGTATGTGCTTCTGCCCATCCCTCAACAGTGAAAATTGTGACTCCATTGCCACATGCAGCAAAAAAACGCCCATCGCCCGAAAACTCTACGGCCTCGCCTGCACTCACACTGGTGCCTGCTGGCGTAACATTAGCGAAGTCGGTCATGCGCAAAACCGTGTAACCAGAGCCGCCGTCGTGACCAAGCCCCAGCAATTCGCCATCATGTGAAAAATCACAGCTCCAGCAGTTCCCTGGGATCGCTGTAGGCCCGGACATAACCTGCCATGCTGCTGTGTCAATCAGTGTCAAGTAAGGCGACGAGTAATGGCCAATAGCCAGAATAGAACCGTCCGGAGAAAAGGCGCATCCACGACCATTACCGCCAGCCGCCGGTACGCTGGTTATTTTTTGCCATGTCCCCGTGTCAAAAACAGAGACATAATCTCCGGAGGAGTGAGCTGCCGCCAGCATTGAGCCGTCTGGGGAGAATGCGCACTCTTTTGCGGAAGTGCTCGGTAGCGAAAGGCTGGCGATCTCGCCCTTGGTTCCTACGTCGTAAACGTGCAACTTCCCGTCACTTATAACGGCAAGCATAGTGCCGTCAGGGGAAAAATCCATGCCTTCAGAATTATAAGTGTAGGAGTCCAGTTGGTTCTTTACATTGAACATTGGCCCAATCGACCACTCAAGCACATCGCTGTAGCCGCTGAAAGCCAAAATACTTGTTAAAGCCATAATATTTACCCCTGAAAAACCGCTGAAGAAAGTCGCGCAAACGCGCCGTTAAAAAGCCGAACCACTGGCTCTGCCGGGTCGCCTTCGGTGCCGGTGGCCACCATCTGGATCTCCCCGCCGTCGCCTTCCACGGACACCGAAACGTCCGCCCACCAGCCGGCGGCTGGGTCGAAGATGCGCGCCCATTTTGGGATGGTGCCGGTGTCGGGATCGGCGCCGGTGATCTGCCCTTCCATCGGGGCGTCCAGCGCAATCTGGAATAGCTGCTCGTCAATTGTGCCGGCGTTGGCGGTGGCCAGCATGGTGACGATGGGTGCGCTCGGTGGCGGGTCGCCAGCGGCTGGCCGGATGCCGCCGTACAGGCTGATGCTGGCCCGGTTGGTGGATTCCGGGTCTGTCTGTTGGAGCTTTCCAAGGCTGGCCTGCAAGGCGGGCAGCCGGGTGGCTTCCAAAACGGCGGCCTCGTGTGCCGGTGAAATGTCCATGCTTTCTCCTTTATGGCCGGTCGATGTTGCCGAGGGCGTAGATTTCGCAGCCGTCGGCGCCGTCGTCCAGCGGCTCGTCTGATTGCTGTATGGCGCGGGCAATCCAGAAATCGGCGATGGCGCCCACGGTGTTGATGCGGATCACGTTGCCGGTACTCCACCCGCCCCCGTTTGCTGCTGCGGGGATGGTCATGTAGGGCACACCCCCGGCGCCGTCTTCGCCCCGGGTGCGGGGGTTGATGGGGGCGATGTCGTCTCCGCCCTGGGTGTAGGTGCCGGACCACACCAGGCCGCGCTTTTCGCTAATCAGTTCCCAGGCGTTGCTGTTGGCGTTGGTGCATCGGAAGATCCAGCGGTCGGTGTCGCAGCCCTCGTTGGTGACGGTGATGGGGTGGTCGATCAGGTTCAGCGTTGCCGTGGCCTCGCTGCCTTCGCGGCTGTCTTTCCAGGTTCCGTTCCAGCTTGCCTCGTCCAACGTTTGGGCCACGCGCGCGCGCCGGTCGCCGTGAATCAAGCAACTCGCGACGATGGTTTCGCCGGCTGGGTAGTCGTGGGTCAGCTCACGGCTGAGGGTGATGTCGCCGGTGATCTGTACGTCGGTGACCAGGCGCAAATCCCCGACCGTGTGGCGTACCGTGATGGGCATGGCCATGCCGGTGGTGTCGTCAATCGTGACGGTGCCGGTGGCCCGGTCCAGGCTGTAGCCGTCGGCAACCGGATCGCCGTTGGCGTCCAGCACCCGAATCCAGCCCACGCGCGGGCGGGTGGCGATGGTGTCGCCGGTGCTCACGGTCTGCGGGGCGGTGTCTTGCGGGTGCATGACCATGACCACATCGCCGGGGCGGTAGATGGGCACACGGCCGTCGCTGGGTAGGCGCACCGCGTCGATGCCCACGATGTCGGCGTCCAGGGGGATGTAGCTGACAGAGACTGCGTTGTAGCGCATGGTGCTGGGCTGCACGAATGTGGGCTTCCAGATCATCCCGCTGCCGTCCACGTTGGCGGGGTCGTACCAGTCTTCGGCTTTTTCGTCGTCGGTCAGGGTGCTGTCATCCACCATCTGGCCGAATTCGATTTCAGCGGTGCCGTACTGGTAGTTGATGTACCCGCGCGCGTTGGTGCCTACGATGTTGCCGTCTTCATCGGAGCTGGCGTTGATCTGTTCGCCTTCGATGGTGGTGGCCAGTACCTGTAGGCTCTGCGGCACCATCGGCGCGGACGGGGCGCGGAAGAACGTTTCTGCGGTGAACCAATCGCCATAGACGCCCAGCAAGCTGGTGACGCTTACGGCGCCACTGCCGGTGTCGTAATAGTCCAGCGTGACGATGCCGCTCAGGTAGTCGATTTCGCCGACTGGGGTGCCGCTGCCGTTGCTTTGGATGTCGGTGTAGATGATGCCCTGGCGGTCGATGTAGGTTTTGCCGTTCCAGGTGAATTCCAGCGATCCCTGGACTGTGAGGATATCGAGCAGGCGCGGGAGTACGCGGATTTGCAGCGGGGGTAAGTCCAGCTCGGTAGACACGGCGGTGGCTGTGGCGCCGGCGGGCACATAATGGATAGTGACGGTGCCGGTGGCGAAGCGGGTGGTGTTGCTGCCCGATTTGTCCCAATCGGTCGCCTGTTTGCCAATGCCGTTATCTCGATAATCAGTCCAGTGACTCTCGATTTCTGCGGGCAAGACCGCCAGCGTCATGGCTCCGCTTTGATAATCAACGGCTCCCTGGTTGTTGGGCCAGCTCCCGGAGCCATTGTCACTAACAGCGTAAAGATAACGCCGGGTGGTTGAGCTGGAATTCTCGATTGTTTTCGTGGGGCTGTTAAAGCGTTTATGTATTATTTTAGAATCCCGCTTTTTAATGGATTCGGCATACCACTCAGCTCCAACAGTCCCAGGCTCCACGGCTACACCCAGGTTCAGCGACACCATCCCATCCGTTTCGGATACGCCATCGAATATGACGGTTTCGGCAGTCTGCCGCTCGTAGTCCACGCCCAGCTTAGTTTGTGGGTCCGGCGGGGTGGTCAGTTCCAGGAAGAACTCACCAGCTACATGGCTGGCGTAGCCGGTGGCGTCTCCACTGATGGTGCCGTTGGTTGCGGCTGTGGCGGTTTTGGTAATGCCATCCACCAGCCAGGTGATCACCAGGCTGCCCGGCCGCATGGGTTCGCCCACGCTCTGCTCTATGGTTATGGTGGTGTCGATGTCGGCATGGCCCGCCAGCGGTTCAAAATGCACCGGGCTGGCAAAAATCATGATTACGCTGCTGCCCGCGTCTGGCAGGGCACCCATAGTGACGCTGACCGCGCCGGTGGTGTAATCGATGGTGCCTACCCCGATGGATGGGTCGCTGCCTGAGATCTGCCCCTCGCCGTTATCGGTCAGGGTGTAGAAGTTGCCCTGGGCCATGAAGGAGAAATTCAGGCTGCCCGGTGCCGGGATCGGGGATAGCGTTTGTACGATGTTCCGGGAGCGATTCTCGGGTGTGATCATGCGCGCCCAGCTATGGGCCTGCTGTGGCACTTCGACGTCCCGGGTGCCGGCGTTGATCGTGCGGAGGATTTCGGGGTTCAGGGCCTGGTTGGTGACCGGTTCTTCACTCTGCGCTGCCGGTACCAGTTGGGTAAACATGGATTGGGCGCGCACGGAATAGTCGCCAATGGCAGCGGCTGTCTGCAGGTATTGGGCGCCGTAGTAGCGGGTGGCATCTGCAACGGTGGTGTCTCGCAGGCGGGCGCCGGTGCTGTAATTGTAGTTGTCGTATTCGTTGACCTGGTGGCCGGTGAAGTTGAAGCGCAGGGCGTCGGACAAATCGAGGGAGACAATCAGGCGCTGATAGGGGTTGCCCTGGTCATCCGTGAATGTCTGCATTTCTGCACTGACATCGGTGATGCGCACGTACTGTTCCCGCTCGCCTGGCTCGCCCTCGTGTTGCACCAGGCAAAGCGTTTTCCCGCGCGGTGGCAGTGCGGTGGTTTCATCCCGCTGGATAATCCGAATCTGGCGCATGCCCTCGATGTGGTTTTCAAACAGCGCGCCGTGCCACATCGGCCCCTTGAACAGATAGGCTTCCACGCGGTTGGCGGCCTGCTCGCGGGTGTCGAACGGGTCATCGGTGGTGAACAGGGTGTAGCCGATGGCGGGGTCTTCGGGCAGTGCGGTGACCACGGTTTTCGCGCCGCCGAACAGATCGGTGCTTAGGGTGCGAACCGCCAGAAAGAGCTTTCTCAAATTGAACCGGCCCATCGCCCGGTCCAGGTCTGAGATGTCCTCGAAGACGTTGTTCATTTCGCCGTCGGGGATCTCGTTACCGGTGGCGGCGCCCCCGCCTTCGGGGACGTCGTCCATGACCTGGCTGGCCAAAAACTTGATGTTGTCTTCTTGGATACCGCTCATGCTTTATGGCTCCACGGTGATGAATCGGAATGTCGGGATGACGGTGTAGTCTGGGTCTGCCTCAGCCACTGGCTTGATCACGTATTGCCTGGGGGTGCTTTCGTAGCCTTGGCCGCTGTGGTGGCGGAACTGCACGGCGTGGGTTTCGCCGTGGTAGTCCAGCGTGAGCGTTTGGCCGGGGGTGTTGTGCCAGGCGATGATTTGCGGCTCGTTTGTGGCCAGCATCCAGCCGCCGCCGGTTGGTGGCTCCAGGGTGATCGGGCGGCCCTGTTGGCTGGCTGCTTCCTGGATGATGGCTTTGCCGGTAACTGACCTGGTGAAAGCCTGGGCTACGGGTGACCAGTGGCGGTCTGACCAGTTGAGGTCTTCGGGCAGTTCTACGGTGTTGGTGCCGTCTGTGAGAGTGATCATGCGGCGGTTCCTTTGGCGCTTTCGAGGGCCTTGAGAAAGGCGTTTTCATCGTCTGCAAGCACTCGGAAGGTTTCGCCACCCAGGTTGACGTTCACGGTTTTCACGGGCTGGGTGGTTTGCTGCCGGGTGTTGTTCTGGGTTTGCTCGCGTTGGGAGCGCTGGCGTTCGAGCTCGGCCATTTCTTGCTCGCGCGCCCGATCGGCGGCCTGTTTCTCGCGTTCGTTTTGCTCTTCCCGGCGGTTCTTCTGTTCGATGGCGTAGATCTTTTCGAGTGTGTCCAGTGAACGCTGGTAGTCTGCAGCCGCGTCAGTGGCACCGGCTTTGCGGGCCTGTTCAAGTTGAGCCTGCAGGCGTTCGCGTTCGGCTTCGTACTGGATTCGCTGGGCTTCTTCGGTGTCGCCTCGGATGTCCGCCAGCCGTTGCTGCAGGCTGTTGAGGGTGCTGTCTGCGCTGGAGTTGAGGCTGTCGAGCTTTTGCCGGGCGCTGTCTATGGCTTGCTGCAGGCCGTTGAGTTGTTGGCTGTCGAGCAGGTCAAATTTGTTGGCGGCGCGATCGCTCAGGCTGTTGAGCTGGCTCATGGAGTAAGAGCCGTTGTTAACCTTTTCGGTGAGGTTTTCCATGGCCTTGGCTTGCGCCCAGAACTTCTGTTCCACCTCTGCAGCACGCAAGGCGGTGTCGGCAAACCAGGCACCGAGGGAGCTGTTCATCAGCCGCCGGCGGGCGCTGGCCAGTTCGTGGACTCGCTGGGTGGCGCGCTGCAGGGCTTCGTCGGCTGACTCGCTTTCTTTGACGAAGGCGTTGCCGCCAATTTTCATTTCAAAGAGGTTGCGGGCGGCGGTGGAGAGGTCGGTTACCTTTTGGCGGGCCTGTGAAATGGCTTTGCCGAAGGCGCCGCCCCAGGCGTCTTGCCATTTTTGTTTGAACTGCTGGGCTTCTTCGCCAGTGTTACCCAGGGTCTGGGAGAGGCGGGTGATTTCTTCCTTCGCGTCTTCAGCAGCGTCCTTGCCTTCTTTGAGCGGCTTGCTTATGTCGTTGTTGTCGTCATCCTGTTCCTGGCGAATCTCGCGCAACCGATCCCGCACCTGCGCCAGTGCTGCGCTGGTATCAATGCCGTTGGCCTGGGCTTCTTTCAGCTGCTTTAGCAGCTCTTTCAGGCCTTTCTCGGTGGATATGTTTTGCAGCGCACCGGTGAACGATTCTTCGAGGATCGCCGCGTTTTCTTTGGCAGATCGGCCGGCAACGTCGAGGTTTTCTACCACCACGCCGAACGCATCAATGGCTGATTGTCCGGTTTCGGTAATGCCGGTTTGGGCTTTGGTGAGGTCGGCTCCCAGGCGAGAGAAGGCTTCACCCAGAACGCTGTCCATGACCTGGCCGGTGCGCTTGGCATCTGCTTGGGCGCCGTTCATGGTTTCGGCAAATTTGCGCTGCAGTTGGGACAGACCGCTGTTGCTGATTTGCTCGAGGGGTTGAAGCAGGCCGTCCTTGATTTCCTGGCCACTGACTTGGGCCGTGCGTACCAGGCTGGCCAGTGCCTGGGCCATGGAGGTGACGCCCTCGGGGGTGCGCAGGTCTAGGTTGTCGAAGGATTTTTGCAGAGCATCTGTGGTGGCCAGGCCTTCGGCTTTCAAATTGGTGAAAGCGGTGAGGGCGTCCAGTGCCTCTTTGGTGATGCCCATGCGCAGGGCTTCACCGGCTCGGATGGATTCATCAGAGACGGTCTTCAGCGACTGGTTAACCTGCTGCAGCTCTCCGCGCATGTTCGCCAGTTCCGTGGTGACGTCTTGCCCCATGGCGGTCTGGCGCTCGAGGGCATCAATGGCGTACTCGTAGTATTCCCGCGCGTTGGACAGTTGGTCTGCATAGGCCTGGCGCTGTTCCTGGCTCATGTCTGCTACTTCGGCACCGGTGCGCACTGTGGCATCGGCGTAATCTTGCAGGGCCTGGGCTTTGCGTTTGAGCTGGTTGATTTCGCGCAGGCGCTGGAGTTCGATTTCCTTTTCTTGCAGGGCCAGCCGGCGCTGCGCATCCTCGACGCCGCGGATCTTCGCGGTGATGGTGTCCAGCCCTTTGGCGGCAGCACTCAGGCCGATGATGGCCAGCGTAATGGGAATGGGCTTTGCCAGGCCCATAGCCACGCGGCCAAGGGCGCTGAAGCCTTTGGATGTGGCGGCGGCCTGGGCGCTGGCGGCCATCATTTCGGCGCGGGACGCCCGAAGGGCCATTGTCCATGCGCCCAGAGCCTTTACCGCTCCGGCCACTTTGAGGGCCACGAAAGCTTTGCCGAGCAGCAGAAGTTCGTCTTTGTATTCGGCAACGGTGGAAACGCTGCTCCGGACGGCTTTGCCGATGGAGACAATGGCATCGCTGATGTTCTGCGCCCAGCGCTCAAGGGTGCCGTTCTGGCGGAGCTCAACAATGGTGGTGAGCAGTTCCTGCAGCTGGCCTTTCACGTAGTCCAGCGAGCCGGATTCGGCAATCAGGTTCAGGAACTGGTCCCACTGGTCTTTCAGGTTGGACACAAGGCCAGAAAGCCGGCCCATGCTTTCAGCAGCGGCGCCCTGGCTGGCCTTGCCGATCTCTTGGGTGAGAGCGGCGATGGTTTCCCGGCCCAGCTCACCGGCGGAGGACATTTCCTGCAGTTCGGTGACGTTCTTGCCGGTGGCTTCCGCCAGCAGTTCCCACACCGGCACACCGCGTTCGATCAGCTGCAGGATTTCTTCACCCTGCAATTTCTGTTTGGCCCATGCCTGGCCAACGGCATTGATGATGCCTTCCAGATCCTGATAGCTGCCGCCCATGGCTTCGTTCTGGTCTACCAGGGCCTGAAGGGTGCCGTTGGTGGGGTCAATGCCGAAGTTCTTCAGGCGGATGAAGGCCTGAGACACTTGCTCCAGCTGGAGCGGTGTTTCAGCGGTAAATTTCTGTATCCACTGGCTGGCTTCTTCACCTTTTTCAACGCTGTTGAATACCTGGGTGAGCTGGTCGTCCAGCTTTTCGAAGCGGTCGCCGGTTTGCAGAATGGCAATGAAGCCCTGGCGGATTTTCTGCAGGCCTACGGCGGCACCAACGAAGGCCACGAGGCCGGCGGCTGCGGCTTTCATTTTGGTGGTGAAGCCGCCAGCAGCGGTGCTGGCTTCATCCATGGCCTTGCCGGAGCCTTTGGCGCTGGTTTTCTGTTTCTTCAGTTGGGTGTCTACGCCGGCCAAATCGGTGCGCAGGCGGCGGGAGGATTGTTCGAGGTTGTCCTGTGCCTGGTCCAGGTTGCGCATGTTTACGCCGGCGGCTTTCAGGCGCGGGCTGAGGCGGTCTATGGCTTCGCGGTTTCGCAGCCAAGCAGTCTTCGCGCCATTGGCGGATTTTTCCGCCTTGTCCAGTTCCCGGGCCATGGCTTTGGTGGGCTTCTGGGTAGACTGGAAGGCCTTTTTCAGCCGGGTGACTTCCGCCTCGGCATCGCGCCAGTTCTTCTCGAGCCGGTCGGTTTCGTTGCCAAGGCGTTTAAATTCTTTGATGTTCTTCTGGGTGTTGTTGAGCTTGCCCAGGGCAGCGTTAAGTTCGTCGCTGCGCTCTTGCAGCTTGCCAACGCTGTCAGATGCAGATTCCGTGGCGGGGCTGATTAGGTCTTTACCTTTAAGCACCAGATTGATGATTGAGTCTTTCAACGCCATCGGGGTTACCTGCAGTGATTATTCGGAGATAAAACGGGCGGGGCCGGGCGGCCCCACCGGGTTGGTGCGCTTACGCTGCAGCGCGGGTGAAGAACTTGGACTTGCCAGTTGCCTGGATGGATTCGTCCGCCAGCACTTCGCCTTCGATGGTGAAGGTGGAGAAGTCGTCGGAGATGAGGCCCAGGCCGGAAGTTGGGGACGGCTTCCAGCGGTGCACTTTCACGGTCACCGGCTTGCCGGTGGCGTCGTTGATGCCGTCGAGCACTACGCGCACTTCTTTGCCGGAATCGACCAGTGCTTGCAGCACGTTGGTGCCCTGGTTGTTGTAGCTGACGTCCAGCTCTTGTTCATCGGTGATGCTGCCACCAGACAGGATTCTCAGGCCGGCGGCGGTGACTTCGTAGTCGGTACCCTCTACGTAGGTAACCGGGCTGGTGTCAGCGCCATCGGTGACTGTCACGGTGGTGGCGGTATCTTCCAGATCAATCATTTTGGCGGTTTCAGCCAGGCCGCCAGCCACTGCGATGACTTTTTCGTTTTCCACGGTACCGGCCACTACGCTTTCAACCATGCCACGCAGGGCCAGGGCCAGGTTGGCGTTGCTGAAGTTGGCCAGCTCCATGGACAGGTTCACGGCACTGACGGTGGTTACGGAGGCGAAGTTGCCGCCACCACCGCGGTAGTTTCGCTGGGATTGGGTTTCCTGCTCGATCGCGAAGTTCACGTTGGAGCAGTTGCCGACGTCGCGGCCGTTGATGTAAACGATGCCGGAGCCGATATAGGCTTCGTTGATTTGCTCAGCCATGGGGTATTCCTCTTATTTCGTGGGGTCGGTGAGGCGTTCTGTCCAGTCAATTTCGAGCAGGACAGAGACAGAACAGGAGCGGGAGCCGTCTTCGGGCGGGTCTATTACGCGCCCCAGGTAGTTCACCTGGACAATCAGCCCGGGGTTGTTTCGGCTTTCGAGGGCCGGAAACAGGGATTTCTTGATGTCCGCCAGCAGCAGGTGGGCATCATCAAGCGGATTGAGGGGATCCGCCTCGATCCAACCTTCAATGGTGACGTTGAGGCGGTTTTGAACTTGATCCACACCCGAGCGCTTGATCACTTCTTCTTCACCCTCGTGGATGATGAGCAGCGGGAAGGTTTCGCTGTTGCTGATTCGCTTGCGGCCGCGGCTTATTCGGGTGCCGGCGTCTGTGTTGTATTCAGGGGCCTGGATTTGCTCGAGCGCGGCTTGTACGGCTTTCACAACTCTGAGCGATTTGGGCTCTGCCATGGTCAGGCTCTCCGGTTGATTTGGTCTTCGAGTTTTTCTTCAAAGATTTCCGCCAGCCGAGCGGCGTAGCGGTCCAGCCGGCCATCGTCGCGCACATGCTTGAACGCCAGGGCCACGCTGAAACCGTGGGCCAGTACGGGGCGTCTCAGGCGGCCACGGCTGGTGATGGTTTTCATGGGCAACGGGCGGTCGGCTTCGGGGTTAACGAACCCGGCGGCCACTTTCCAGCCACCGAACCAGCGCACCAGTACCCGGGCCCGGGTGGGATGGCCGGCCGGTTCGGGGCGCCAGGTGTATTCGGTGATGGGCAGGCCTCGGCTGTCGGGTATGACTCGGGCTTCGCCATCGGAACCCTTGGCACGGCTGACACGGATGCGGCCGCGTACCAGTTTCTTTTTCAGGCCGGTACCGGCGCTGATGTCGTCTACAAAGCTGCGCTTGAATTCGGTTGCCCCGGTGTTCAGGGCGTTGCGCTGGGCGCGTTCGGTTTCTTTGGGCAGTGAGCCCAGCAGTTTGGCCAGCCGGTCTGCGCCTTGGGTTTGCAGTGTGTAGCTCATGCGGTGTACGCCATGACAATGCCGTCGTCGCCGTCTTCGGCCACGCCGGTGAGGATGTACTCGGCACCGCCAGCGGTGATTTTGTCACCGGGCTGCCAGTAGCCGGGGGCCTGGTGGCTGGGTATTTCGATCCGGTACCGGAAATCCATCAGCTGGCCGTTCAGGCCGATGTGGGGGGTGTTCACTGACAAATGGGCCAGCACCTGGGTTTCGGTGCCATCTGCCTGCACGTAGGTGGCCTGCATGCCGATGAGGCGGGTGCAGGTGATGTGTAAGTCACGGCCCCGCGCGAGATGATCGCCGGCCGCCTCGACTACCAGGACATAGCCCTGACCGGTCAGAACCAGGCCGGGACGGATGCCGGAACGTGGGCGGATAATGACTTTGGTCGGTGCCGATTCGCGAAGGCCTTTTGAGTCGCCTGACTCGGTAGGCGGGCGAACATCGGCCCAGACTTTGCCCACTTCGGTTCCGGCATCGAGAATGCGCAGGCGTGTTCGAAGGTGGCCGGCTCTCATTTCACTCTACCCGGTCATGCTTTTTCAGGCGTTCGTATTCGCCGCGGGTCATGCGCATGGTTTCGCCTTTCTCTTTGCAGCGGCCACCGCTGCAGTGGCGGGCTTTCAGTTTGGCTTCCACGTAGCCGCCAGTGGTTTTAGCGCCCGTTTTACCGGCTGCAGCCTGGGCTTGTTGTTCGGGTTGTTCCGAATCGCCAGACTGCTCTGGGTCTGGGTCTGGGTCTGGGTCTGGGTCTGGATCTGGATTCTGTTGCTCCTGATCTCCGGTGTTTTCCTGCTGTTCAGGTTGTTCTGTTTTTTCGGAGGGGGCCGGCTGCTCAGGTTGTGCAGCGTTGTCCTGCTCCTGGACTTCGGTTGATTCTTCTTTTTTCTCTACCGGTTCGGCATTCTGGCTTTTGCGGGGCATGGTTGTTTCCTCTTAACCAAAGTGAAAATGGCGGTAAGGGCAGATCAGAGCATCCACTGCCATGGGCACTTCAGCGGTGATTGATCCGATCACTACGCTCTCGCGATTGACATACCAGTGCCCAATCAAGAGCAGCATTGCCGCTGTGATGTCGTCATCGAGCACCAGGGCATGGTCGTCTGTTGGCTCGCCGGTTTCGGAATCCTTGGGGATTTCTTCAGCGGTGGCGTACAGGTTGCGGCCGATATGGTTCTCGACGTAGCGCTGCGCTGCGGTGGCATAGGTTTCGAGCAGCAGGTCTTCTTCGTCGAAGTCCAGCTCCATTCGGATGTGCTGCTTGATGATGTCCAGCTCGAGCATGTAACCGCCTCAGTTAATGGCTGGCCTACCGTGGCAGGCCAGCCGGTTAAGTTCGCCAGCCGATTAAACGGTTGGGCCTGCCAGTGCCTTGATGGCGGCTGTGTCCTGCAGCACGCAATCGAAGCGGTGGAATGCCAGGAAGCCGGTCTGGTCGAACTCGGCATAACGCTCAACCAGGCGCTTCAGCACCATGTAGCGAACGCGGCGGATGATGAATTGCTGGAAGTCGCCGGCGAACATGAACTTGGCGTTGTCGGCGATGTCGGAAATGCCCTGGTCCACAAAATACTGGCGGCCCAGAATGGTGGCCGGAGCGGCACCAGCTACTGCCGGTAGCCACAGCGGGCGGCCCTGGTTGTCTTCCATCTCGGTCATCAGCTTCAGGGTGTTGTCGTTGAAGCCGATGCGGAAACCGTTGGCGCGGCGGTAGGCCGGATCGATGGAGTGAATCAGTGCCAGCACTTCCTGCCAGGTGAATTCGTTATTGGCAGCCGCATTGGTGACGCCGGTTACGGCGGTTTGCAGGCCGGTCGGCTGCTCCGGGGTGCCGGTGCCAGTACCCTGTACCAGGTACTTGGCTTCACCACGGCCCAGACGCTGGCCGATGCGGTTAGCCAGGAAGGCTTCGATGTTAACGCCGGAGTCGTTCAACAGTTCGTTGGACACGCGGATCACCTTGGAGGTGAGCTTCTTCGCGCCCATAGTCTTCATGCCGAACTCGACATCATCTTCACCGGCGTCTTGGTTCTCACCCAACAGGACGCCTTCTTCGGCGGTGCCGTCGCTGGTTGGCCATTCGATCGGGTTGCCGCCATCGGTGGTCATAAGCTGCGCCACGCTGGCCACGCCGCCGTAGTCCTTCATGGACTCATAAACCATGTTCAGCATCTGGGTCGGGATGGTGTAACCACCTTTTTCGCCCGGGCTGGTGGCGTTGGCGCGCATTTCTCGCAGCAATTGGCGCTGCTCGGAGGACATTTCGCTCATGCCTTGGCGCAGGAAGGCGTCAAATGCTGCAGCGCGTTGTTCGTCAGGATTCTGGGTGCCGCGCTCTTCGCCATCGAGGTTGTTGCGCAGCTCTTCTTCGTTTTCTTCGATGAAGCGCTGATCTGCATCGCGCAGGGCTTCTTCGCGCTGGATCTGCTCGTCAAAGCCGTCCAGCCTCTTCTTCATGTCGGTCCATTGGCTGCGCTGCTCATCAGACCAGGCGGTGTCACCAATGTTGTCGTGAAGTGACCGCATGTTGCGGGCAACTTCGTTATAGGCTTGCTTCAGTTCGTGGAGTTTCATGGTGTGGCCCTCCGGGGCGGTGATTGGTTTCAGGCGTGGATGAGTTGAAGGAAGCGCTCGCGGGCGCGGCGTTGGTTTATCGCTCGCTGAGCAAGACCCTGGATCTCGTTACAGCGAGCTTCTAGGGAGCGCTGGGCAGCGCCCGCATCTGGGTAAGCTGGATAGGTGACCGGTGAAACGTCGAGTAACCGGCTGAATCGGTGGATGGTCCGCACGATCATGCCGTCATCATCTTCGCGCCATTCGTCGCCATCTGGGGCAACCCGGAAGGCGAAGCTGGAGCCGGTAATGTCGCCTCGGGAGAGCGGCGAGAGAACCAGATCCCGAACGGACTGGGTATCCGGTGGGTCGATGTCGTAGCGCAGCCCTTCTGAATCAACGGACAATTCGAGGGTGCCGCTGACAGTTCGGCCCAACACAAAGTTTGGGTCGTGGTTGAACAGTGCACGAACGTCGTCACCGAGAACGTCATCGAAGGCGCCGGGGGCGATTTCTTCTTTGAACATTCCTAGGATCATTTCACTGCGTTTGTTGAAGACGGCACCGTGCCCGACGATGCGGGCAGGGCGTCCTTCCTCGGTTTCTTCGGCCCGCACTTCACACAGAAGGGCGCGCTTCTCGATTTCGCTCATGAGGTTGGATCCTCGTCATCGTTGGGGTTGTCGGATTTGTTCAGGCTGCTCATGGGCTGGGCGTTGACGCTGATCAGCATCTGGTCGAGGCCGTCGCGCGGGTTCATGTCTTCCAGTACCCGGGCTTCGTTGCGATCCATCCAGCCGTCTGTGATTGCGTAGTGGTAGAACTCGGCGCGCTCTTTGGCGGTACCGCGCAGCAGGCCAGCCAGATTGAATTTGGCGTAGTAGCCGGCGGCACGTTCGGCCCGGGTGAAAACGCGGCGATTGATTTCCTGCTCCCAGTTCACGATCCAAGGCATCATGGTGTGCCGCACGAACTGGATGGCTTGCTCGCTGATGTTGGAGAAGGTGGCCTTGTCCAGATCGTTAATCATGTGAGCCGGGACGTTGAAGATACCCGCCACTTCGGAGCGGTTGAGCTTTCGGGTTTCGAGGAACTGCGCATCTTCAGGCGGAATGGTGATTGATTTGTAGTCGAGATCCGCCGGCAGCATCAGCGTTTTGTTTTCGCTGGCTTTCAGTCGAGATACAGCGCCATTCCACGCCTCTTTTAGGCGTAGCCAGCTGTCTTTCTGGAGCTGGTTTTTTACTGTTACCAGGCCGGTAGGCCGGCCGCCGCCAGTGAAGAAATCCTTGCCGTACCGTTGTGCCGCCAGCCCGAGGCCAATGGTTTCAGCGTGCTGGCGGATCACGCTTTTGCCGGTTCGGCCATCGGACCCCAGGGCACGAACGTGGATCATGTCTTCCAACGCTACCGCCCGGCTCCCCTCGTCTTCTTCATTAACCGCGAACAGCCAGCGGTTGCCATTCTTAACCAGCTGGGTTTCCCAGGGGCGGCGGGCCACCAGCTCCCGGAGTTCTCCGCGTGGGCTGCGAACAACCTGGGTGTAGCCGTTACCCCAGCCCAGAACGTGAGCCTGTTTGGTTTCCCGCCACTTGTAGCTGGTTTGCCAGGTGTTGGGCTCGTCATGCAGTAGCCAGTAAGCCGGGTGGTCCTTGGCCGCCTCAATTTTGTTGCCTTGCTTGCGCATTACGTGCAGGGGCAACTGCCCAATGGAGGAAGACAGCACGTAAATGCAGGAGTAAACGGCGGATAGGGTCATTGCCGACTGGTTGTTTACCGCGATGCCGGTGTCAGCATCCAGGTAGTCAGCCAGATTCTGACCGGTCAGCGGGGTGCTCGGGTCTTCAACGGAAGACCGGGTGGTCGCTGGCGAGAACATGCTTTCCAGAATCATGCGTTCCCCTTATGGCCGTTTTGGCGGGTTCGTGGGTTGGCCAGAAATCTGGGTTCGCTTGGCAGCTCGGGCGCTTACCAGAGCCATAACCAGCAGCAGACAGCCAGCGCTTATCAGTGCGTCAGCCAGGCCGAAACGCAGGTACAGGCCATAGTTCAGAAGCCCGAAGCCAATAAGGCCCAGGATGTCCAGGAATAGGTTGCGCATTCACATCACCAGAATGTCGTCGTCGGAGAGGGTGTCGAGTACGCTTTCACCCACTTGGGCGTGAGCAAGCGCGCGGCCGATGGCCATGATCAGGGCCACTGCGCCGTCGATTTTGTTGTGATCGCCTTGCTTGATTGGCCGAACCACGTCGTCGTTGCCGGGCAGGAACTTGCCGACCACGTTGCCGATGCACCAGGTCATGATCGGGTTGCCGTCGTGGTGGAACCGGCCGGATACGATGGCCGCTTCCAGCTCTTTCATCGGGTCCGACATGTTGGTGTAGTTCTGGACGATGGTGATCGGGGTCAGCCCTTCGTCGTCCAGCTGGTGCGAAAGATTGGTCGCGCCGTGTGGATCAATGGGGCACTCCCTGGCCGGCGTTTCGAGGCTTGCCTCTTTCGCGCTTTCGAGGATTTCCCGGTAATCCACCTCGCTGCCGTCGGTGGCCTCGAGGTGTTTTGACTCAATCCAGCCCTGATACCGCTCGGAGATTCGCCGGTCTTCGGTGTCGAATGCGGTGTCTTCCGGTACCCAGAATTTTGGGGCCACGCTGTAGTAATGGGTTTTGCCATCAATAACGCGGGTGAACACTCGGGCCATCGAGTTCATGTCCAGCTTTCGGGCTAGGTCGAAGGCCAGAACGCATTCTTCACCCCTGAATTGATCCACCGTCAGGGTGCGGTCTTCGCATTCCTTCCAGTCCTCCATGTTGAAGAATCCCTCTTTCGAGGAAACCCACACATTGAGGTGCTTGGTTTTGTACTTGTTGGCCAGCCTGGCCCGGGCCACGGCCTTGTCTCGCTGACTACGGAGGTAGTCGAGCTTTACTGAAACGCCGGCGTTGGGGTTCGCTTTGAGTATGGCCTCGTCGGTGGTCCAGTCGTCGCCTGGGTCGATGGTGTAGATGATGGCGAACAGCTCATCATCCTGGCTGGTGCCTTCCAACATTTCGATGGCGCGTTCCCGCATTTCGTAGCAGGGGCCCGCGATGTCAAAACCGGCAGTTGTAATCACCCACATAAGCGGCTGAGACCGTGCGCCCATGCCGGTGATCATCGTGTCGTATAGCCGAGAGTCTGGGTGCTCGTGGTATTCATCCACGATCGACATCGAGGGGCTTGAACCGTCGCCTGGGTCACCGATGACTGGCTCGAACACGGAACCGTCAGCTCTTTCCAGCTTCTTTGCCCAGGGGACAATGCCAAACCGCTTACGTAGGTTGGGCAGTTTTTTTGCCATTTTGAGAGCAGGGCGGAAAACCTCCCAGGCCTGCTTCTCGCTGGTGGCTCCGCAGAAAACCTCAGCGCCGTATTCGTTATCTGCACAGAATGAGTAAAGGCCGGCGCCGGCAACTTTGATTGATTTGCCGTTTTTCCGGGGAACCTCTTCGTAGACCTCCCGAAACCTCCGGAGCCTGTCTTTTTTCCGGACCCACCCGAACACCATCGCGAAGCTGAACAGCTGCCAGGGCTCCAGGACGATGCGCTTATTGCCTCGGGCCCATTCGCCCTTCGTGTGAGGCAGCAGCTGAACGAACTTACAGGCTCGCTCTGCCAAATCCCGATCAAATCGGTAGGGGTAGCTTTTGGCCTTTGCGGCTTTCAGGTCATTCAGGTGACGGGCACAAGCTGCCTTCACGTAGCTGCAGGCGACGATCCGGCCACCTACCACGTCGCGGGCGTACTTCTGCGCCGCGTTCACATTCGGGTAGGCGCTCATAGGTTAGAACTCGGCGAATTCGTTGACCTCGTTTTGATCGCTGTCGCCAGCACCATCACCGCCAAGCATCCGAAGGCGGGTAAGCGGGTCCAGACCCAGCAAAGAGCCAAGCCTCGAGAGTTGCTGTACTGACTTGTCTCGCACGTTAATGACCGGGTGCATCTTCTCGCTGCCGTCTGCGGTTGGCAGTGTGAATCCCTCTTTCGCGATTCGTACTTCAGCATCAAGCATCATCTGCCAGGCATTGCAGTAGGCTTGGAGTAGCGGGGCGTCTTCAACTTCAAAGGTTCCGCGATCAATCAGAACTCTTGATTGTTGCTTCCAGATTCGGCGGGCGGCTTCACCCATCAATTCCTCGGGCGGGTTGATTCGGGTGAATGAGCTTTTCTGTATGCCTGAAGATTTCCTTTTCCGCCCTCCGCCGGAGGCGCGAACCGGGGCGTTGTTGTTCACCTGGGCCTCCGAAAAAAGTTTCGTTATTTCTCGTGTATAAAAATCTGGCTAAGGCGCGCGGTCGAGGTCGAAAGAGCCATAGGGATTTGACCACCCCCGGGGTCAGCGCTCGCGACTGTTGCCGAACCCACCGTCCTCTCTCGCAGTCTTTCGCGAGTGGCAGGGATGGCAGAGCGACTGCCAGTTGGAACGCCGCCAGAACAGCTTCAGATCGCCTCTGTGAGGGATGATGTGGTCAACATTAGTGGCCGGTGTGATTCGGCCTTGCTTCTTGCACTCTGCACATAGCGGGTTTGCCATGAGCCAATCGTGCCTGGCTTGCCGCCATTTGTACCCATAACCGCGCTGCGTACTGTTCCCGCGCTCTCTTTCCTTGGCTCGGTTGTACTGCCTCGGGGCTGGCTGGTGCTTGCTGCAGTAGGCCTGCCCTCGCACGAGTTCACTGCAGCCAGCAGCCGCGCAGGGTTTCATGGGTCTTCGGGGCACGATTACTTACCATCGGCCTGGTTGAGCGCCGCCTTTTCATTCATAACCTTGAGGCGATGCAACTCACGTTCTCGCTCTTCACGCCGGCGCTGATACCGCATATTCAGAAAGAACGTAAGAACACCCAGAATGGCGCCTAACAACGCCAACCACTCATTTAAGCTGAGCGTGCCATACACGATCGCGGTTCCATTTGCGGTGTAGCTGGCTGCAGCAGGCATTGATTCGGCCTTCATGCTCAATGTGTCTGCGAGGTGGTGGTAGGTGTCTTGGAGTCTCATTTGGCCTGGCTACTACTGAGAGCGGCACCGATGCGCTGCAGAGCGCCAGGCCTTTTGACACCAGCGGCCAGCTCTTTGTCCTTGCTCCGCTTGTGTACCTGAACACCAAGCACACCCAGGCCGATAGAGAAAATGGTTACGAATGAAGCGAGCATTGCCGCGAATCCATCCGAAATGTCGCCAGCGTTAGATGGTTCATAAATGATGGCTGCAATCCCCGCTGCAAATGCCAGAGAAATAACGGCCATGTTGAACGCCATGATGTAACCGAACATTGGGCGCCACCCAGCTCGGTACCCGCTGTCAGCCTTAAGCTCTGCCCGCATTGTTTCGTTTACTGTGCGGTGTTGCTCGGTTTCGGCATCGATCTCTGCAATAGCCTGTTTGCTGGCTATTTCACGAAGACGAACCCGCTCATCGCTCTGGATCTTCTGAAGCTTAACCGCTGCTTCTGGGTCTCGGTCGATGGCTTTCGATATCTCATCAGGATCGTTTTCAACTCCGAGAACGTCAGCAACCATTCCGCCGAGTAGCGAGCCGCCAGCTCCGCCACCGATCGCAGTGCCGAGGAGTGTTGCGCCTGTGCTGGCGATTTTCTTACCGAGTCCTCCCCAGTCCATGCTATTGCTCCTCAGTCGATCAGATACTTTTTTCGGCTGGCCCACCATGCAGGAATATCCATGTTGGGGCAGGTTTTGCGTGAGTCGAGATCCCGGTGGCCGACAACCTCTGCGTCTGGATGATCAATCAGTTTCGAGTGCAGCCAGCCCTCAAGGGTGCGGAGCTGGTCATCGTCCGGCGCTGTGTCGGTAATGATGCAGATGCCAAGGCTGTCAGAGTTGTCACCTTCACCATCAGCGTCAAAGTCCCTCACATGGGCGCCCTGCCAGTAGTCGGGGCGGGCAGGCTCAAGAGCGGCATAGCCATTGATGACAGCGTTATACCCGATGCCATCCCATCCTCGCTGCTGGTGCCACTGGTGAATGTCTTCTGCAGTGTCGCCACGGTCTGCTGGGCTGTCGCTGATATGGACAACCAGGTACTTGATCTCGCGCACGACAAATCTCCAGGCAATAAAAAACCCCGGCGTAGGCTGCGAGAGCCAAGAGGCCAGGGTCATATTTCGGGCACAAAAAAACCGCCAGCTCGGGTGAGGGCGGTTTTCGGGGTCAGTTCGACCAATTAGCTGTAAGTGTATCCAGTAATGAGAAATTGTCAAACCGCCAGCGATTCTTTCTCCTGCATCTCCGCCAGCTCCTGTTCCAGCGAGCGATAACCGTCATGGACACGCCGGCGGAAGGTGCCGATGTTGCACCGCAGCAGCTGGGCGCAGGCGTTGTCATCCCAGAAGATTTCAACGCGCTGGTCAGGGGTAAAGGGGTCCACGGCCACTTTGGTGCGGCCACGGTAGGCGCGGTCAAAACATAGAGCTTCGCACTGACGGTCGCTGAGCTGGCGCATCATTTGGCAGGCAACGGAGTAAGGCTCGCTCCATTCGCGCAAGAGCTTTGATTGTTCGTAGACTTTGGAGAACCCAGAGAAACCGGAAGAGCGGGGCAGTTCGCCCTTAAAGTCCACCAACCTGCCGATCAGACAACCGCCTTCCCATCCGGCGTCACTGTCTGCACTCAGCAGCACTTCCAGAAAACGGTCTACCACCACCTGGGCCTTGTTCCGCATAATCTCTTCCTCTCTGGTTCGTTTCCGGTTTGCCATTGGTTGCTCCTATTTCTGCGCTTCCAGCCAGTCAGCCCGCCAGCCGGTGTACCGATTGTCTCGAGTCTCCATCCGGTACTGCATCGCCGCCAGCCGCGTTATGGTCTCGCACATCACTGGCCTGAATTCCTGCTTTAACTCCGCCAGCCGGTCTTTATAGGCCTGCCGGTCACCGGTGAGCGCTATGTCCACCAGTTTGTTCGCGGCTACGTGCTCAGGCCTCAAGCCGCCACCTCGATAAGCCCCAACTGAATCAAAACCCGCTGCGTGCGGATAACCCCGAACAGGTGCGCCAGATCCCGGTCGTCTCGGGTGTTGCCTGTGCGCACATATCCGCCATCCAGCCAGGCATGGCATTCGCTGCAGGCGTAAGCCGCTTCATGGTCAGCCGCTTTGGCGCCCATGCCGGCCCCGTTTATGTGAGCCAGCACGACGGTTTCAGGGTTGTGGTTGCATACACCCGGCACTCGCACCTGGCACTGCTGGCCGCGCGCACTCCGGCGAATGGCTGTTTGCTTTGGCTTCCGGGCCTTTGGGCTGGCGGATGTGCTCGGCCCTACGCGCCTCATGGACGCTTTAGCCTGCAGGGGTGTTTTCCGTTTCAGTGGTGTCTGCTGCACTGCTCAATCTCCGTGGTACCGTGCGCCGCCGGGGCCATACCCACGGCCGGCGGATTCGCTCTTTATGTCCGCCAGCTGGCGGCGTAATGCTCGCTCAGATTCAAGCTTCTCCATATATCGGATATGCAACTGAACGATTACGTTGTCTGGGCTCAGGGTTTCGCCGGTGTTGTAATCAACGCCACCCAGGCCGTTACAGCGAGCGCATATCATCTGGTGAAACATAGGCTTTACTACCCGGCTACCGTTGCACTCTGGGCAGCGCTTCAGGGGGCGCTTCTGCAGGCTGAGCTCCGGGCCTGATCGTTTTGTCATGCCGGCACCACTCGGTCAGGCGCCTTGCGCATGGGGTTAACGAACCCGGCCAGATCCAGCTCCACCTGGATGGCGCCAACGGTGATCCCGTAATGCCTGGCCAGCGCATTCAGGGTGAGCCGTTGGGCCTGGGCGGACAGCCGCAGGTGCTCGGCATTGCATTCTCGAATCAGCTTGCCGTCTTCATAGGTGAGGCCGGGCGCCGGCAGGTTCTCAAGGGCGCGGTTGATCGCGTAGACGGTGCAGGCGAACTTTGCGGCCAGCCTCTTCACTGACAGCTCATCGGCCTGCTGGCGGATTGGCACGCCCGCCATGTAGTCCTGTGCCGCTTTGCGGGCTCGCATCTTCTCCAGGTGATCAACCATCAATTTGCTCCGTTCCGATATGAGTTCCAGTCAAAATCCAGTGCTTTGCCGCCGTTCTCGCGCAGGCGATCCACCACGCGCTCACCCAGGCAGGCCGAAAGCTCAGTGGCCGGCAGGTTGGTGATAACCACGGTGGGCTTTTCTTCCAGGTAGCGGGCATTGATTGCTTCATAGGCCACGGTTTGCTCAAAGTCTGTGAAGTTCTGCATGCCCACTTCGTCCAGCACCACCAGTGCCGGCTTGGCGAAACGGTCGTACACGTCCTGCTCGGTGTAACCGGCATCTTTCCGCCAGCTGCCTTTCACATCACGCACAATCTCGGCGAACGTCACATACCGGCCTGGCTTGCAGGTGCGAAGAATCGTGTCCGCCAGCAGCGCGCAGCCCAGGTGCGTTTTACCGTTGCCCACGTTGCCCAGCATGATCAGTGAGCGGCCTTCGTGATCACCGCTGGCCAGGGTGTCGCCATAGTCGCGAATCTTGCGCAGGATGGTTGAGGCTTTGCCGTTAACGGGCTGGTAGTTATCAAAGCTCTTGCCCATGAACCGCTTGGGAATGCCGCTGCTGGCCACAAAGCGTTCGGCGCGCTTGCGGAGCATTTGCATCTGGTGCTGGCGCTCTTCTTCGGCCATGCGTTCGCGGTGGCGGTCGGCCTCGCACTCAGGGCAGCCCCGCCAGCCCTCGGAAATCTTGCCCTTGCCGCTGTGGTGTACGTCGATGAAATTGCCGTGCTGTTCGCAGAGGCCTTCACGCCGATCATCCACACCCAGCAGGTGATCCATCCGGCCGTTCTCCTGGCCAAGCATTTCAGAAATTGGCGACGCCATCGGGCACCTCCTGCTTCAAGCCTTGGCTGTAATCGATTTCGATGAAACCGGTGTGGCGGGGCCGATCGGGGAACTGCTCAGGCGGTGACCACTCGTTTTCAAACTCCGCTGAGGGGCCGAAAAACCGTTGAGCTTGCATCACGTACTCGGTGTTCGCCTTGCCGGTGGTGGCGCAGAACTTCGCGTAGCGGATAACGCCAGCCAGCATCTGGGCGGGGTCGTAACCTTCCTTGGCCCGGGCATGCCATGCCTGGTAGGCCTTGCGCTTCGGGTTGCTGCCTGGGCGCTTCGGGTATTTTTGCCAAGCCAGCTCGAACTCATGGGGGTATGCTGGTTTTTTCTCAGCGCTGTCCGGCTTTGCTGGCTCAGCCTGTGTGGGCTCATCGCTTGCCGATGGGCCAAGTGTGTTTATGGATTCAGGATTCAGTGAATCAGGATTCAGAGAATCAGGGCGATTTCCACCGTTAGAGTTGCGTGAACCTACGGTAGGTTCACCGTGAATCTCTTGTGGGTCTTCGTTGTCGTTACCGTTAGTCTCTGGTTCTGGCTGTGTAGGTTTACGTGGTTCGGCCTTTCCTTTAACCGTCTGAGAGCTTGCCTTCTTCGGTGCTTTATCGGTGGCGTAACCGTCTTTCCCCGGAAGTTCACTGCGTTTTTCCGAGTGGTGCGGGCTTTGGTGGTCAGCGAATTTCGTAATCAGCAGGACATTCACACCCTCGGCTTCGTAACGCTCCAGTAAACCCAGCTCGCACAGATCGTCCAGGCCCTCCTTCACGTCCACGTTATCCGCCGGGAACAACTCCATTTTGATTCGCTTCGGGCGGTCTTCCAGCCGGCCTTCACGGTCCGCCAGCATCCACAGGCCGATGAACAGTAGCCGGTACTCGAACGGCACCTCCACCAGGTCTTCGTTTTTCCAGAATCCAGGTTTGATATTTCTTGCTCTCACGCTACAACCCCTTCACGAATCAGTTTGCGGTAACGGCGCTCCATGCGGCGCTCGGCGTTTTTTTGTTGCTGGCGGGCCTGCTTGTACTCACGGTGCGGCTTCCTGGTGGCCAGCTGGAAAGCCCGATCCTCCAGCCAGTCGGCCCACGGCTTGCTCTCCATGGGGTGCTGGCGGAAGAACTGTTCACGGCACTCCCGGTACCGCTGTTTCTTTTGCCGGGCTTCGTCTTTCGCTTGCAGGTAGGCCGCAGCCTCTTCGGCAAGATCAATGAGGGAGCTGAGCGGGGCACAGTGCTCTGAGTTGCTTGCCTGGGTCATGCCGCCACCCCGCTTTCAAACACCAGGTGGCTGAAGTTTCCGTCCCAGTCCTGTTTCATGGTCAGGTGGCCTTTCTCGTACTCGGCATACAGCCACTTGGCGCCTTTCTGGGTGAGGATTACCTTTTCGCAGAGCCGGCCTTCCTTGTTGAAATAGCGGCGCTCAACGAACAGGTCACCACGGTAGGCGGCGGGGGTGCGGTAACCATGATCGGTCTTTAGAAGGCGTTTTCGCTCCACCAGGTCCGGCTGAACGCGATTCAGGTGCACACCGTTCAGCATCCGGCAGAATTCCACAGGGGTGATTCCGTCCTTCAGGTTCTGCGCGAGGTCGTTGCAGACGGTGTTCAGGCGTGCGGTCTCGCCCTTGTAGTGATCGACTTGAGAATTGAGGTCTTCCAATGCAATGCGGGCAGCCTGGCTAAGGTTTCGGGCCCATGCTGGTAATGCCGCGCTTTCTTCGAGCTCCTGCCAACGATCGACCAGGCGCGCAGTGAATTCAGGGGAAAGCTGAGCAACCACCACGTAACTGTCACGCTTTCCAACCCAGAAGATGGATGCAGGCCGCCCGCTGGTCTTTTCCACCGTCTGTGTAAAAGCAATCAGGCCCTTGGCTACCAGCGTTTCCATTGTTCGCTTAACGCTGTCGTGGCGAGACTCCACCACCTGGGCGATCTCCCGGCTGCTCATCATGAGCGACTGGGTATTCACTTGAAGGGTTAAATCAGACATAATCTGTACCTCTTGATTGATTGCCCGGCGAGGTGTCCCCACACCGTTTGAGCCGGGCTTTTCATTTCTCAGGCCTCTGGCCCAATCTCCGACACCACCACCCGCATCAATCCGCCAGCAGTGGCACCCCTTCGAACAATCCGGACATCATCGATCTGATCGTCGTCAAGCCAGAGCCCGGCATGGGTCATGCTGTCGAGCAGGGCCTTCAACATGTTGTCCAGGTCACGCTTGCGACGATCCGGAGGGAACACCTCCACTGAAACCGATAGCCGGCCGGCCATGGGTTTATGGCCAAGGCCAACAAAGCGGCGAACAGAAGCCCGGTACTCCCGCCCCTTTTTGCTGATGAGAACGCGAGGGCGGTTCTTAACAACCACACTCCTCCAGTAATGGTTCACCGAAGGAGGGAAGGGCAGCTCAATAGTTTTCGGTTCCGGCATTCCCTGTTGTCCCTTTTTGCTTGTCGTGACATGTCACGTTAAAAAAGCTGGCGGGTTATCCGGTATCACCGCCGTAACGTTTGTTTATCGGCGGTCGCCTTCCGCCATGCCGCCTACCGGTGGCAGCTCCCGGTGTTTAGCCACTCCGGTAAGTGGACAAGTTCGCAATTGCCATTGCGTTGGTGCGGTAGCACCCGAAAGAACTCTGCAGCAAAGCGCTTTCGGGTGATGGCTCGTCTCGTGAGCCCTACGGCGCGGCCCTTGTGGCGGCGGATTTGCAACTGATTGACCTGCAATGCCGCGCTGCTGCTGTTTTCTCTGGCCAGGGCCACTAAATCCGGGTTGCATATACCGACCACCTGCAGCTGGGTCGCGCCAGTTACTGATCGCGCCACTGGCCTGGGCGCTGCTGTATGGATATCCACCGGTTATCAGGTGGGTATTCCGCCAGCCCAAATGCGGTTTAATGGAACCATCAGGCGGCCGTGCCTCCATGCTTATCAGCGGGCAGGCCGTCTGTCTGGTTCGGGTAAATGTCTGGCCGGAGTTCGTGAGGGGTTACTTGCCAGCCAGTTGCCGCGCACACAGAAAGAGCGCTCGCCGGAGCAACGCGCCGGATGCCGTTTCGATAGTGCTTAACTGCAGGAACGGAAACGCCCAAGGTGCGTGCGGCATTTTCCAGTCCTACCTGCTTAATGTAGGTCTGAATGTTCATAGTAGGTACGATATGTATACTTCTGTATCGAGTCAAGCGTTGGATACGAAAAGTGTCGTTGCCAAGTCGGGTACATTGCGTACCATTGCCAATATGGAAACATGGCAGAGCCGCGCGAAAGCGGTAATGAAAGAAAACAAAATCACTCAGGAATCCCTGAAGTCTGTGCTTGGCGTTTCTACGCGAGGCGCTGTTGGGCATTATTTGAGCGGTAGAAGAGAGCTATCGATACAGCAGTTGACTGACTTGGCCAATCACCTTGGAGTCCGGCTCGAATGGTTGATCCGGGGAGAGGGTAAGAGCCCCCTGTTTGAGCTTGAAAGTCCAGAGCAGAGCCATTCCGAGGAAATCGTGTACACCGAGCCAACAAATGCGGCCAAGGCTCCCCCTTCGGTAGCGGAAGACCCTACACCTGATATGTTCAGGGATGAGCTTGAATTCTTCGGCCACATGGATGCATGGGATAGCAGCACGCCATTAGATGAAGACGAAGTGGAGTTGCCATTGTTTAGGGAAGTCGAACTGGCGGCCGGAGGTGGCGCCACACAGGTAATAGAGAACCAAGGTGCCAAGCTGCGCTTTGCCAAGTCCACTTTAAGCCGAGCCAGGGTGCCGGCAGAGGCCGCTGCTTGTGCCTTTGTGCGGGGCAACTCTATGGAGCCGGTTATGCCAGACGGCACCTGCGTAGGGGTGAATACGGCCGACAAGTCCATTCGTGATGGCGAGATCTACGCCATAGACCACGGCGGCATGCTCCGCGTGAAGTACCTCCACCGCCGGCCAGGTGGTGGCATCAAGATCGTGAGCCAAAATAGTGCCGAGCACCCAGTGGAACAGCTGGACGCCGAGGAAATGGCGCAACACGTTAACGTGATTGGCCGTGTATTCTGGTGGTCAGTCCTCCGATAAACCCAGAAACTCAAGGATGATGCCGTGAAACTCTTCAAATTTGCCCTTACCGCTACCTTTGCCCTTTCCGCCAGCGCTCATGCCGCTGTTTACAAGTGTGAAGAGGGCGGCCAAACCGTGTTCTCTGATCAGCCCTGCGGGCAGACTGCTGAGAAGGTCGAGATCCGCAACGAGAGCAAGCGCTCCAAGCCAAAAAGCAAAGGGTGGCATGTGCAGCGCTCTGAAGATGACATGACTGGCACGACCTCCTGTGTGGCCATGTCTCCGACGCTTTACCTTGGAATGGACGGATCCGACCCATTGTTCGCAACTTTGCGAGTGGTCACGTCGGACGTGGGTTACGTTGCAGGGGTCCGCAGTGAACCTTCAGCAGGCAGTAGGGCGCCATCCATACATAACAACATAGACGGCCTGGGCCTGAAGGTAGGAGAGTCTGAGTTCAGAGAGTTCCAGTTGAGCCACGGAAGCTATTTTGTGGGCTTTGAGCCGAACACCTCCGGCCAGATCGTGGAGGAGCTGCGCCAAGCTGACTACTTCAAAGTAAGGCTTCGTTTCTGGCCATATGATGAAACATACGATTCAGGCGAGATGACAGCACGGGGCTTTCCGGAAGCTCTGGAAGAAGTTCAAGCCTGTGAGCAAGAGGGATAAACACCGTGGGCGATTCTTTTCCAGACATCCCTGAAGAAAGGTTAAAGGCGTTTGCCAGTAGCCTGGATATTAAGCTTTCCGATATTCATGCCTTCCTGAAGAGGACGGGATGGGAACAGGCAATCTGTGAAGTTTGTCAAAACGATAACTTCACGCTCGATGTTCTGGGTGATGTACCCGCACCAGTAATGTTGCCGGCGGCGGCCACAATGATGGTGGAAACGGATCCGGAGGCGGTATGGAAGAGAGAATCAGGCACCTTGAGCAAGATATGGTCTCTGTGAAAGGAACCCTTCAGCATATGCAAAGCACGCTGGACACCTCTATGGCTACCAAGGCCGATGTGCTTGAGCTGAAAGCGGAGGTGCACTCCCTGCTGCGCCAGCAGATCATGTGGAGCGTTGGCACCATCATCGCGATGGGCGGGCTGGTATTTGCCATCATGCGCTTTTCCGGAAGCTGACAGCACGAGTTATTCGCCAGATAAAGATAAGAGCCCGCCACCGAGCGGGCTTTTTTGTGCCCGCCGGCAAAATAATTCCCCCCAAGTTTCCCTTTGGATACATAAACTTGTTATACCCGAGCCATTTTGTATCCAATAAAGATACAAAACGTATTGACGAGTAGATACACCGCGTATACTCTGTATCCATACACGTTGATCAGGGAGACAACACAATGGGTCGCAGAGCAAAAACCACCTATCCACGCATGGAGCTTGAGCTGGCGGAGCAACACCTAATGCCAGCCCGTCGCGCCGAAGTGGTCCGCCTGGCAGCCATGGGGCTATCCACCAAAGAGATCGCCAGAAAGTTGGGCATTTCGCCGGGAACGGTTTCATCTCACCTCGAAGAAGCGCAGGCGCAGCTACACGCCCACAACCGGGTAGATCTCATATCACAAGGCTGGATGCATGGGCTGTTCAAAGCCCGCGCGCTGGCTTTCGTGCTGATGCTGTGCGCTGTGGCGCCAGCCATGCGGAGCCACCCCCGGCCCGTTAACGGCACACGCCCACCCGTTGTACGCACCACCATTGGCCGCACCGCTGTGCGGGCCACCTATTCGTGAGGAGTTACGCCATGTTCCTGAAGAAAAAGCGCGGCGCTTCGCCGGGTAGCGTGATCGAAGTCATCGAGCACCAGAACGAACGCCGGCGGCGCATGAATCAGCCCTTGCTGCATGAGCTGCCGAAAGACCACCAGCTTGCACCAGGTAACCGCAAGCGCCGCCAGCAGTGGCTTGGCAGTGAGGTGGCAGCATGAAGCGTCTGAAAGACAGAGTGCAGGCCTACCGGGAAAACGAAGGCTTCGAAGGCGGCTACGTGATCGTTTTTCACTACGAAATCGCCGGGTGGACTCGCCACCTGACCAACGAAACCGCCCAGGGCTGGATGCCCGGCTGCATCGCTTACGACGAGCAGGGCGAATGGTGGCACGCCACAGGCGGTGATGAATACGAAGGCGCTGAGCGCTGGGAGGGGTCGTTCTGATGCTGTCATTAAGCCGCCAGCCAGGCGAAACCATCGTGGCCACCACCGCCCGCGGTGAGCGAATCGAATTCACGGTGCTGCGCTGCCAAGCAGGTCGCACGAGCGTGGGGGTCAGCGCACCGCAAAGTGTGCGGATTGATCGCGAAGAGATTGACCGGAAGAGAAATAAGGAGTCCTCCAATGACTGACAAGAACGCAACCACAAAAGACCACCAGCCAAGCGCCCTGGAAAAGCTGAACGGCGCACTATTCGACCAGCTGGACCGCCTGAACGATCCGGAGCTGGCTGGCGACAAGCTGGAACAGGAAATGAAGCGGGCCCAGTCGGTCACCAGCGTGAGCAAAGAAATCGTGGCGAATGCCAGAACAGCGCTGGATGCCGAGAAGTTCCGTGCAGAAGTGGGCAGCCTCCACAAGTTGCCGCGCCTGTTGGAATCCAGGGGGTAAGCCGTGAGCCGCCAGCCATACCGCCAGCCGTGGACACCTCAGCAGGACGAC